CATGAGGATAGATCGATCAGCATAGAGTCCCTGCCACTGATAAACTCTGATGATCCGGTCTGGATCTTCTCCATCAGTTGGCCATAGTAGCTGCTTCCACTTACGCTGTCCAGGCTCCGAAGCCCTGCAAGTATCATCTGCATATCCTTTGATGTCAGGATCGTCCTGTCCATACGGTATCCATCCATAATACTGATACCACCGCCGGTACCTTGCGCAGTCCTTATGGGAATTCCTGCCTTGCAAAGATCCTCAATATCCCGATTTATCGTCCTGCGGGATACCTCAAACCTTTCCGCCAGTTCAGGAGCCGTTGTCTTTTCTTCCTGCAGTAAGATTGACAATATTCCGATCAGCCTGTCTATCTTCATAATCTCTCACGCTCCGTACATATCATAGCAAATCTAACACGACAACTGTATGTCATGTTTATTATATCCGCTAAACTTTTTTCTGTAAACGAAAAAAGCCTGCGGAAACATCAGGATTTCTCCCAATGCCCGCAGGCGTGGTAACGATTCGTTATTCAGTTTACAATCTCCGACAGAAGTCAAGGCTCAGCCAACCTATCCCGCTTTTCAGCTTTCCCCACATGGAGGCACCCGCTCCTTCTGATACCGCTACTATGGTATAAACGCCCGGAGGACAGAACTGGACACGGCTATGGTTAACTCCCGGTCCTTTTCTGATATTCAGATCAGAGATACTGACCTTCACCAGGAACGGCACCTTCACCGTAGGCTCCGCAGCCTTTGGTTCATACACCACCTTGCCATCCGCATCGAACACCTTATATCCCGGATTCTGATCCGCGCACTTCTTCGCGTTGTCCAGGATCTTATAGGCTCCCTTCTGGCTCTTGGCATCCGCCCAGGACTTCCGGACACGGTACCAACGGATCACCTCACTGCCTGAGTCCTTTGTGTCATACTGAGTCAGCTTCCATTTCTCAATGATGGAAATCAACTTCTCCACATAGGTCAGGCTTGTGGCATAACCGCCATCCTTGATGATCTGCACAGCCTTCTTGTAATCCGTGCATCCATTCAGCCCTGCATATCTCAGCTTGCTGCCGTTCTTTGCCCCAAGCAGATAAGCGGAATGATCTGCAATGGAATCCTCGATGCAGGGATACTTCCGGAAATCTTCCGTAATCGTGATCATGCTGCCATCAGGATTCTGTTCCTGCGTCTTCTTCGTGTACTTGCTATTGCCGTCCCAACTGGATCCGCTCCAGGTGTTTCCGGACAGACTGCACTTCATCCCGAAGATGTTGTTGGCATTCTGAGCAAGTTCCGACTTCCCATATCCAGATTCCAGAATGAACTGAGCCAAAGATACCGATGCCAGGATGCCACTTTTCCTCTGATCAGCCGTGAACAGAGCCCCGACCTTCTTGATCACATCTGTCTCAGACATATCCTTCAGAACGGATGCCTGTGTCCCCTTGGATGAAGATCCTCCTCCGGAATCAGAAGATTCCTGCAGAGCCTTCGTCACCTTTTCAGCCAGATCTCCCAGCCTCGCATACATCCAGTTACCCGGACAGGACTTATTCGCAAACCACCTGTGAACCGTCAGGATCATCTCTCCGCTCTTCGGAGAATAATTCAGCGTCTTATCCTTATCTCCGAACCAGATCAGTTTATTCTTGCCGTTACGCTTGCAGATATCGATACAGAGCTCGATCAGCTTCTTATACACCACATCCCTGAACGCATAAGGCTCCGTAGTATCGGAAGCACACTCGATCGTGATTGCCCTCTGATCGTTGGCATTGCTGGAAGAACACCAGGAGCGATTCTTCTCTTCCACATACAGACCGACGCGACCATCCTTGTCGATGCCGTAGTTGCTAGATGCCTGTGTGCTACTCTTTGCAAACCAGTCTCCAAGTCCTTCTGCCGTACACTGGCCGACCACACAATGAGGCGTTATCCTGTCAATCGCCATTGTCCTCTGCCCGGAATGGTTCGGACTCAGCTTCGTATAAGCCACCATAGAACTGTTCGTGTATGCCATTATTCCTCACCATCCTTTTTCTCATCTTCCTTCTCTGCCCTGTTATGGAGCTGTTCTAACACCTTGTGCAGCTTCGTAGGAATCGGAAGTCCCAGATATGCCGCGTTCTCCACCAGCGACAACCCTTCATTGGAGATATAGAAGAAAATGATTGCAGTTCTCAACACACTCCCGCTCCCGATCACCTGCGTATCAAGCAGATGCCCGATACCTACCAGCGCAAAGATCAGAACCTTCCTGCAGATTCCTTTGAAACCCACGGCACTCGACAGCTTCTTATCCGCCACCGCGCACATGATCCCAGTGATGTAGTCCAACACCACAAAAGCCAGAAGCGCATAAAGCAGACCGTCACATCCTCCAAGGAAATACCCAAGCCAACCACCTACCGCCGCAAAGATCGCCTGAATCACATTCCAAAACTCTTTCATCGCAAATCCCTCCATTTCGTTGCAAACTAAAAGGGACAGCCGAAGCCATCCCTAAAAAACAGATTATTCAGTTACCCGAAGCCTTACACCGTCTGCTCCGTCAACGTATAAGTGATCTTCATCGTCTTATCCGCATTCTTTACCACCGCCTGGCTCAGATTGCAGATCGTAGCCAGATACGGAGTCAGGATCCATGTGTATCTGTACTGGTTCAGATAAGCGCCGCCCCAGGCGAAGACATATTCCTTATATCGGAAAAACGGTGTGGAAACATTCCCGCATCTCTCACCGGCAAACGTAGCGATCACATTATCATTCACATCAATCTCAAAATCGTAAGCCACGATAATGTCATTGATGGTAGACATGCAGCAATCGCAGCTTCCTGTCTCACCCAGACACTTCATGGTTGACGTGAATCCCAGACTGATCAGCGTCACATCCGTGCTGTTGGAGATGTTAATCTTGTAAACTCCGGTCTTGTCATAAGACGGCACATACAGATATCCATTCCTTACCACAGCACTTCTGTTTCCGGACGGATAACTCGATCCCTCCTTGAAGCTTCCCATCGTCATCAGCGTTGTATTGGAAAGCGTCCACTGACCTTCCGTAAATGTATAATCGCTCTTTTTGATCTTGATCCACAGTACTGTCGCATTTCCGGAGGAATTGCCCTGATTGGCAAATCCATACCAGTACCCATCACCGCCATCCATAAAGATTCCATACGGCGTATAACTTCCGTAGAAATGGAAGGTGCTGCACTGGAGAACGGTCGTATCCTCCAAACTCAGCGTGGAATCATCCAGCTTCTCATTCAGGCCGATATCAAATACCGGGATCCTGTACCTTTTGATTGTGACAGTATTGCTTGCATAGCAAAGCGCATACAGTTTCGCATTCTCAAAATCTACTGTCACACAGCGAAACAGATCATTGATAAAGCCATCCCCGTCATCCAGACTGACCTTCTTGATCTGAAGAAGCGTACTGTCCACCGCTACTTCGGATCCGTAGGCATTAGACCCGCCATGCTTGGAAGTAAGTCCAACTGCTGCGATTGTGCCGTTTCCCTGAGAAGGCGTAAACTCCCAGACAAACTTGAACCCATCCGACAGCTTCATACTCTCTGTCAGGTTCATGCTGCCCCTCTTCGTATTTGCCGTGGCATTGACATCATTACTGGCATAAGCCACCGGCAGATTCGTTGACGGCAGATAAAGGTTATCCGCCTGCTCCGTAATAGAACTTGGAAAAAGAAGGATGCCGCCGATCATATTCGGACAGATTGGAAGCAACTCCTGATTCCATGTCAAGGAATCATCATATTGTCCTCCAGCTTTATACATGACACCCATCGGATTTACTCCCAGAATGTCATTGACGGCATTGGTGACCATATTGGTCTCCGATACCGTCTCAATCGTTCCTGTATTCTGGTCTTCCAGCTCAATAACCAGATTTCCTGTATATCTCTTCATCGCAACCTCCTTAAGTGTTACTTCCCGGCACATCCACCGGCATAGCGAATCCACCCACGCTTGTTCTTCCTGACTTCACATCTGAATAGAACCGCTTCACAGTCTCCTTGATTTCCCAGACATCACTCTCGGTAAATGCCTTCACCTGCAGCCTGTCAGTCTGAGAACCATTGCCAATCCGGAACAGATCCACATACTCTTCAATATCAATCCTGCCATCCCATGCAGCTGAAGCACCCATGCTCTGTCCGGAAATAGAAGCGATACACATCCCGGTATCCACCGCAGCAGTGCCTCCTTCGCACCGCATATATACATTGAAGATATTCGTGTAGTTCGGTACCACGTTCTCGATTGGATAATACAGAAGGATTGTATGCCTTCCAGAGTGCCAGTTCTCCTGCGGATAATGCACCGGGATCATCTGGTTATTAAACTCAAAGGAAAAGATCACATCCGCATGGCCATCCTCCTGCCAGCTCATCGGAAGAGATACCGTTATCGTCTGTTCTTCCGTGTTGCCGATTACCACCGGCTCTTCTTCTGGATCATCCGGATCTACCGGCAGATCATCAACTGGGACAGACGGTATCACCACATCACCGGAAGCAGTAACAGATCTTGTCACCGGCTGAGCCGTCACATCCACGATCACCTGCCCGAAAAACTGAGCATGGTTTGCTTCCGTCGTGGCAAACTCGATGGAAATGATCTTCGTATCCACATCCGCCACCGTGAATGCCGATGCATTGGTGAAGGTATGGATCCCAATCTTCCCCGCCTCGATCTGAGCCAGAAGTCCGGAGATATTTTTGTCATTCTTACTCTTCGCCTGGGACAGCTTAGGGTTCTTTCCTACGCACTTGATGCTCTGCCTGCCACCGATCTTGATGCTGTTTGATGTAATGCAGGCATACTTTGTAGCATCCGCCTGTCCGCCGGTAAAGGAAAGAATATCTCCCACATCCAATGCCGGATTTCCAATGGTATCCGAATCAAACGGAACATAATTCACGACAGCCAGATCATTCAGGATATTTGTGCAGAGCTGCCGCCGGGTCTCTTCCAGACCAAACTGCAAAAGCGGATTCACTCCCAGATTCATGGTCAGTCCATCATCCGGATCCAGCGCATAATACTCTGCAATCTGCGTCCGCAAGTTCGTTGAAGAAACCGCTGTATATCTCGTGATAAAGTCTGAAAAGCTGGAAGTAAACCTGTGCTTCCTCTCCACAGTCAGTACTGGCGTATTACCATACTTCCGAAGCTCCAGCTCCCCGGATCTGTTAATCACGAAAAAACCGCCAAGTACCTGTCCTACATAGAACAGCACATCGCGGTAAGTCTCAATATCATTATCAGAATAGATGGACAGATTTTCTGATCCGTTCGGCAAAGCCTCAATCGTTGCCCTGTCCTGAGCCAGCGTCACCTCACAGGCCGTGCTGCAGAGCACCATAAAGTCATATGCATTGCCGATCGATTCCAGAGAAGTAAAAGCCTTCTCGAACCGCACCATGTAATCATAGGCC